TCTTTGTTTTAGTCAATTGCATTTTAACTATTGCTTCATATAACTGTTGAAGAGTTTGTCCTGTTTTATAAAACTCGTTAGTTATATAAATAGTCCTATTAGCACTATCGTAAAATGAATCGACTATTGCTGATGGGTCATTATACCCCCAGTCTATCCCTGCTCTGTGTTCATACTTCTTTGCCAGGTCAGAAACATCTAATGGTTCTATCTTCCAATTTTTAAAGACTAATCCATCAGTATCTATTCCTCATTCACCATCACAATATATCCTTGCCTTCTGTGGATTCCTTACCTTCAACTCTTCTAATGATTGTATGTATTCCTTATTTAAATATTTATTATCTAAATAAGTTGAGTGATGGTAAATATATGAATTGGGTGGATTATTAACAAATTCATATAACCAGGAATGTGATGAGATGGGGTTAAAAGATAATATGATTTGTTGATTATCAGCCTGACCTCTCATTCTAAGGTCTAGTTGGTCTACTAAATCTTTTGATACTTCATATGCTTCTTCTACTCAAACACAAGAAATATTAGTTAGTGATAATAGTTTTGTTTCCTCATCTAGTCCAGTGAAAATAATCATTGAACCATTTGGGAAAGTTATTCTATAGTCACCTTCATTTATCTTCACATAAGGAATTATTTGCCATGATTTTAGTACCTCTTTAAACAATTCAAATACTGTCTGTCGTATTGTTGTACCATACCTTCTACAAACCAGTACTCTTATTTGTTCTCTGCAACACCTTATGATTATTTTTTCAGTAATAAAATATGATTTGCCTGAACCTGCAGAACCCATATATACTTCTCAACGATGAGAATAGTCCTGCAACAAACCAAAAAAGGTGGTGTTGAATAGCGATTTTTTGAGAGTTAACTCAATGTTATTCATTGTCATCACCGATTGTAATATGTATTGTTCCTGAGGTTTCTAACTTAATATTGTCAGGAACCTTTTCCCCAATTGTATCTCTTATTGTTTGAAAAGCACTAACATTTCCATTTATTGCTTCTCTTACAAGTGATATTGCCATATCAGTAGCAACATCTCCAGTTTCTGTTTTTGATTGTAATACTGCTAATAAATAGTCAGCTAACTTTTTCTTTTCAGCCTTCTTACGAACAGATTCTTTACCCGCACGTTTACAGATGTCTCTCTTTTCTTCTGGTGATAGAGAATTCAAATAGGGAGTTAAGTTATCAACTGGCCATTTCTCTGCCATTTGTTACCTCCTACTTGTTTAAGTGCCCAGACAGAAGAGTACTGTAAATTGTGGCTAGAAAAGCAGTACTCTTCTTACCAGACACTGTAAATGACTAATGCTAGAGGAAAAATTATAGTCAAGCGAAAAATATAAATAAGGAAAGGTAAGACAGTAAGGAAAGTATGCCATCTAGGACTTATAACACATCTCACTATCTTTAGGTAAAAACATGTATAATATTTAAGAATAAAATAATATACATAGAAAATTAAAGAAACCACTCAGGTATCTTTTTTCTTTTCTGAAATTTCATTCAATTTCGTTGATTTTTCTTTATTTTATTTATCACTGTGGACATTTCTATTTCTTCAAGAGGTTTTATATATTCACACTTACTAATGGGGATATAATAACACTTCTTTTTTTTGTTCATCCATGTATCAAAATCTTTATATAATTCTACAGGACATCTGTATAAGCCATTATAGGAAGGAGAACAACAAACAACTATATAATTGTTCTCTTTACCTTGCTGGTCCTCTACCGCAGGTACTAAATATACTTCACTATCATTGTATGGGCTTATAAACTTTGGTGCTCAAATATAACTAACATTTACCATTTTCTTTCTCCCATTTCCTTATCAACATATCAATGCAACAGTTATGCCCATCAATAACCCCTAACGCATAGTCAATTACGTTGAGATTGCTCTCCATTTTTTGACGTCTAATCCACTCTACAGGAATTGCTTCTACTGTTGGTAAACTTTCCAACGCTACCTTAACTCTGTGTAATGGCATTTCAATATCGGCTCTGTAAAAAGGCTCGTTAAGTTCAAAATGCTTGTCTATGTCAATTAGTCTCATTTTCTTTCTCCTTAAAATTCTAAATCACTTTGGATTGGGTCGACCGGGTTTGATACTGAATAATCGGCACGGCCACTTATATAATTATTTTTATTTTTCTTTTCCTTAAGAGGGAGATAGTCTTGTTCACTTGTAGTAGTAAATGTTTTATTAGTATCTTTTATTAGTATTCTTTTATTAGTTATGTTAAAATTTTTGACTTCTTGTTGTGAAAAATTTTGACCACTAGTGGTTAAATTATTTAACTTCTTATGTGTAAAATTTTCACAACTAGTTATTAACGAGTCAAAATCAATCTTATAATAATTCTTTGCAGGTAATCCTCTCTTACTGATTAAAACTACATCTTTTAATCTCTTAAGAGCTTCTCTCTGTTCATAAGGTGTCAAAACAGTATCATCTTCAATATCTTCCTGGGTGATAAAGAAGTAACCATCTTCTGTTAACCCACCTCTATCTGTTCAGTAATCATATTTAAAACATAATTCTCCTAAAAGGATTGCTGCGTTGACTCCATATAATCTAGCGATTCCTTTATTGTAATTGATACTACCTTTTCCAGATAATAATGCTGCAATAAATTTTGATTCCATATTAGTTTTCCTCTCTACATAATAATGCCATCACTAATTGTCTTACGGTTTCATCTTCTTTGAGATACTGTAAATCTTCAGGTGTAATTACTAATGATTCTCCAATTAATGCATCTTCTGTAATTACAATGTTAATAACCTTTTTAATCTTTCCCATTTTTATTTCCTCCATGTTTTACTGCGAAAAGGACTACCAACTTAGTATGGCGGTACCAAGTCAGTAGTCCTTGAACTAACTTATTTTATATGGTCCGCCAACCGTACAATATAACATACATAATTTTTTTCAAAATCTTAAAAAATCTTCGTGAAATTGTCAAATTTTTTCACAAGGTTTATTCTTCTTCTGAAAGCATCGCCAACAGGATATCTTTATGTTCCATTAAGAACTTCCAATCATCTTTATCAATAGTGATATCCCCATTACTCCAAAAGACAATCGGTACTACCTGTTCAACTTCTGTTCTAAATTCACTTTCTTTTAACTTATTAATCATTCTTTTCCTCCATGAGTATTCCAGTCATTACTCCTACAATAAAATACACAATACAGCATAAAATAATTCTCATGATACTGCCTCCTTATTAATTCATTTAATTTAGCAGTATTTAAAAAATTTTTTTCGTGTTTTTTTTTATATTATGTTTTGACAATATAATTATAAGATATGGTTTTTTGGTCATAAACTAACTGCTATAATTATATAGAGGTGATTATATATGACATTTTTTGAATGGTTAGACAATAAAGGCAGAGAAGCACTATGTGAGGAATTAACAAAACTTGCGTCAGATTTTACAGATATTCCTTGTACCTGCTACATAAATGAAGAAAACGCTGAACACAATGAAATTGCTTTTTACTTTGAACTTGAGGATGGTTCATACGTGAATGAATATCTAGTGTTTGAAGAAGAAGATTATAATTTTGAAGAGTTTACTACAAAAACAATACTGAAAAAATTTGCTGAGGCTGCCTATGATGATATGTGTTATTCAGATGGTGCTGAGTTTACTAGATGTCAAGTAAACTTTATAAACACTTTATCTAATTGGGATGATTCATCCCATTGTGATGAAGAATTAGATAACCTAACTTTATATATTACTCCTACTCAAATAGGTGTTGTTGATTTTGTTTCCGATGAAAAATACCCATATCCTATCTCTGACAAGGAATTAGAATTTATTAGAGAGCATAAAGAAAGCTACCCTGATGCAAGTAGCTTCCTTAATTCTGAATTGTGTAAAATATTACAAGATATGTCAGATTCTCAAAATATTAATGTCACGGTGCACCTTTATCAAAATGAAGAAGATGAAATCGCCTGGTTTGAGTTCTGGCCAGAAACAGATTTAATCTGGGATTGCGTTAGTCTGTAGTTTCTAAGTAATACTTTAATTCATCCTTTTTAAGATGCTTTAAAGCATAACCATCTGTTTGATAGTATAACTTGGAATATAACTCTGATACTTCCATGTTACCCTTTTCATAGTGTTCCCAACACTTCCAATTCATAACCATTGATAATTCTGTTAAATAAACACAATCAGTCTTCCATTCACGGAAGGCTCTTTTATATGTGTCTTCTATGGCTTTATATCCAAACTTATCGGCGATGGTAAAATCCATCCAAAAGGTAGTTTTAAATTTATAACTCATGCTGTCCTCCTTACTCTGTCATCTGACTTAATTTTGTCTAGTGGGTTATAAGTATTCATACTCTCTCTTAAATCCTCTGAAAACAGATTCACATATCTCCTGGTCATTTCCATGCTAGAATGTGTCAATATCTTCTGGAGTGAGAAAGCATCTCCTCCTGACTTTATATACATCCTGGCAAAGGCATGTCTCAGTGAATGTGGACCTCTGGGCTTCACTCCCCTTTTAACACAGTATCTTCTTAAGGATGTCTCTAAGGCAGTAAGTGATAACTGTTCATTCGTTCCATTAGGGAATAAGTATTCTTTAATATCCCAGGTTGCTAAATACTTAGTAAGAATCTTATATAAGGAATTACTCATCGGTATAATAGCTACTGACTTATTCTTCAAATGTGTATAGGTAATTGTCCTATTCTTAAAATCTAAATCCTTGACCTTTAGATTCAATACAGTGTTAGCCCTGGCCCCTGTAGAATAGATAAAACATATGATGGTATATGTCCTGTCTTCATAGAAAGAGCAGTCCCTCTTAGGTTGTACCAATAGTTTATTTACCTCTTCTTCTGTAAAAAACTTAATGGCACTGGACTGCCCTTTTAATAATCTAATCTTGAACTGCTCCATATATCCCTGCTCCATACACCAATAGAGAAATACTCTCAGGTGAGATAAATACAGGTTTTTAGTTGATATTGACTGATAGTTTGATTGCAATTTCATAATGAAATCCTGTACCGTGATATACTTGACATGGTCAATCTGTTCACTTGGAAATATGTGTGAAACTAACAGGAATTTTGCTATAGAATCTTCAGCATTCTTAATTGTCTTAGCAGATATCCCTTTAGACAACTGATTCTGAATAAACAGATTCTTAGCCTGTTCAATCGTGATGTCTTGCAATTTCTTCTTCATGTTTGAACCTCAGATATGCATGAGCATACCTACCTACTAAATCAAAATCACATTTAGCTAATACTGGACTTTCAAAGAATTCATCATTACCAAGTACTCCTTCTGAAGTATTGAATGGTTCTTCTAAAATATCCTCCATCATGTCACTGTCAATTAACTCGAGCATCCTGTCACATATTGAGTTAATCTCCAAAACCTGTACTAGTGTTAATTCCATCTTGTTGTACCTCCTTTAATAACTTGAATAGAATTCTAGTTTCAATTTTATTATAGGAGATTAAGGCATCCTGCTAGGACAAAACTGAGAAACTCATGTCTGTTAAAATAATGGCCATTATTGAATATAGAGAACATTAAAAAACCCCAGCATTTACCGGGGTTTTAGTAAGTTAAGATATCTAAAAATGTAAAATCTGTTAAGTGCTCATTACGAATGAGATGCTCTACCGACTGAGCTAATTCGGCAAAAGATAGAATATAGAAAAGGCCGGTAAAATAACGGTTTTTTCAATGTCTGCTGTTACAGACAGTTACTTAGATATTATAAATAGAGCAACTCATTATTTCAAGTCAGCAATTGCTTTATTAATCTTAGAAGTTAATGTTGCTACTTGATTTTTTAAACTTTCTATCTCTTTCTTTAATTCTTCTGTTGGGTCCTTTGCTGGTAATGGTTCTGCCCATCCTTTAGCATAGGCAATATACTCACCATCAGCAATTTGATACCAAGTCAATCCATCGGCAGAAGATACTTTGTAATAATTGTAAATGCCACCCTCTTTGGCGAATCCTAAGATAACGCCCTTTAAGTTAGGCTGTGTACGTACTCTTAAATCATCGACTAAGACCTTAATCTGATTCTTGGTCTCGTCTCTTGGAACTGTAGGTGTAATATCGGGTCCCTCCTTAACTGCTGGATTATAAATAAATGTTCTAAATGGATAATTAGGGCCTGCACCCCATCTTCCATTTGAGTTATAACGAATTCTTGTATAGAATGGGCTACCATCATAGGCAGACTCTGATGTTAATATACTTCCATCAGTATTAACTCTTTCTACTATTGCTACGTGTCCTGCTAAACTACCAGCACCTTCTCATACAGCAATAGCACCTGCTCTAGGTGTTTGTCCCATTTCTAGGTCAGGGTATACTCCCTTTACTCTTTCAGGGAAGTATTCAGCATTACAGTTTAAGTAATAATATTTGTTACCTGTATTACCTGTAATCTCATTATAAATTTCACAGAATCTCCCTTGAGCATACCCAACACAATTGGATAAAACATTACAGGCAGAGTCGGTAGGTGAACCTTTTATAGCACCTGACCAACCTCCTGCACTCTGAGTGATATAACACTTTGCGTATGTATCACTTCTATTAGGCTTTGTAGTTCTAACGGTAAAATTAGCCATTACCTAAATCACCATCTTCTGGTTCTTCAACTACTTCGGTCTTACCCCTCTGTAAATCAATAATCTGTTTACCATCCCAGAAATTCTTTGTTGATATTCCTATGATAGTACCAATGAATGTACAAATTACTGAACCTGTACCAACAATCTGTTCAGCATAAGGCCATCCTCAAATTCCAGATAATCCCCAATATAAAGAACAAGAGGCTGGGATAATAATAGTACATGCCTTCTTTAAGATGTTATACAATTTGTCACTCATTTCCATATTAATCTCCTTTTGTTTTTATTTTATATTGAACATATTTATCTAAGGCAGCTTTCATGCCACCTGAATTATTATTAGTTGCTAAGTGGTCGAGCATCTCGTATGTAACACTACTTAACATTTCTAAATCTTCTTTCATGGGGTCTAGCTTCTTATCTAAAGCCCCATTAATTCCTTTTGTTATTCGGTCGGCAAATACTCATAAAGCAGTAATTATTGCTATTGCTCCAGCTATTTGCCCTAATGTTATGTTTTCCATATTCTATCGCCCCTTATATTGAATTAAGTTTTGTAACTAATGCGTTTATTAAACTTGCTGATATTACGTCACCTGATTGTACTCTTGTGGATAATCCAATATGCTCAGCAGCAATATTATATACATTGGCTGAGATTGAATCTCCTGCTGAAACAGGTAACCATTTATCACTGTACCCACATTTATCAAACGCATATTCCCTGAACCTATTCCACTCAGAAGCAGAAATATTAACTTCTTGTCCTGCAACCTTTGGAGTAGACCAGGAAAATGGATTGTTATCTTCAGTAAAATGAGCAACAAAGTTATAATTATTTCCTTGTGTTGTTACAGTTGGAATATTAACTTGTAAGAAATAACTTGTTCCTAATGTTGTGTTTGAATTTTCTTCTTTTAATGAAGATAATATATATCTACCACCTGCAGCATGGGGCTTCGGTGATATTCTAAACGTTAATAATTCACCAGCATCACAGTTAACACTTGTAGTACTGCTAAGAGTTTTATAACCAACGGTTGTACCTAAAGAACCTTGTGATAAATAGAAATCACATGAAACACATGTGTTATCTGCATCTTTATTCACATACAGGTTCCTATTATTACTTGAAGAGGTATAGAAAACAGTATGATACAAACTTGGTGTTGGTGTTAATGTAGTTGTCTGTTTATTAACTATTACAAAATAATATGATTGATTCGCAGTAAGGTCATATCTTAATCTACCTACTGTCTGAGAAGTAACTACGTATATGTAATTTGTAGGTGTTCCTGTTGAATCGATTTCAGGTTCATCTGTGCATATATAAGCATATGGAACATTTGATGAACCACTACCTGTAGAGAATGATACCGTGCTATTTATTCTCCAATAGCATGGAGGTGTAAATTGACCTATGTAATAGGACTTACTCGGCATATTTAATGACATATCATATTTAGCATTATTTATGTCCCACTCATACGGGTCAATAGTAAATCTGTCCTGAAGATAATAATATCCTGTATTTACCCTTGATGCTTTTAATACGAATTCACTTCTTGTATCAAACCTAGTATTCCTGACCCATATCCAGTAAGTAGTATTTGCATCAAGTATTGGTCTGCCTTCTCTAGTTATGCTACCGTCTAGGTTTATAGTTCCTTTTGAAATATAGGAAACAGGTTCTCCTGTAACAACATTTAAGGCAACAGATTGATTAGTTAACCAATAATATCCTGTAGTAGGCTGACCATCTTCATTAATAGAAACTTCAATATTGATAGCACCAGCACTATTTCCTGCATATACTCTTACAACTCTTATCTCGTTTTGATATAAACTATACCTTTGCTCATACGGTAAGAATTGAGTATAAGGCGGATTTGTTAAGAATGGGATATCGTTCCTGGAATAGAACATATAAATATGCATATTACCAGTTACGGTAACAGTTGATACCTGTGAGGTATTATAAGTGCCTACGTAAGAAGCATGGTTATAGGTGAAGTTTTCAATACTAATAGCATACTCAGATATTGTAACTGTTGTTCCCTTTGGAAATGATACTGGCGTATCAGAACGGAGAATATCAGCATATCTATCATTAGAACGATAATGAAAGAGTAAAGTAAAATAATCCATTAACTAAATACAGCCACTCCGATAGGAGTTAGTTGTCCTCCATTATATTGTTGGAATACTCCATTATCTGTTACTACCAATGCATATCTACCAGCACACAATCTAACTGCTGTTGATGTGCATATTACATAGTAATCTCCAAAGTCTAAGTTGGTGTCACCTGAATTGGCTAATACAACACCATTCTCTATTGTAGTAGAAGATGCCATTCCTGAACCATATCCTAAATATCCATACTGAGTAACACCAGTTAAATCTCTTATACTGAAAGTACCACCTTGTAAATCAATATCTTGTCCTATTAATTTTGGTGATTGTACCTGAGTGAAATCTATGTAGGTTGACTTAATATAAGCAGGTACACCTGATTGTTCCCAGGAAGTACCATTGTAGGTATAGGTGTAGTGATGATAATAAGTAACACCACCAACAGTAATATCATTGTCACCTGTTACGTACCAGCTATCACCTTCTGCTGGATTAGATGGCATTGTACTTTGTTTATATGTTGCAGATTCAGCAATCCTTCTGTCTATTTCTTGCTGTGCTGTAGCACTTAAGTCTTGCCATGTAACAACACCTGTCATATTAAGGTTGTTAGCATTGATTGTAGCAGCATCAACACAAGTACCTGTTATTACAACAGTATTTCCATCAGCATCAGCAATCGTTACTCCATCAGGTTTAATTCTGACCGTTGTTTCTAATCCTTCTTCAAGGTCACCTACTGTATTAACTGTCTCATCGACTGTTCTGCTTAATAAATTATACTTACCTCTTAATGCGTTAATCTGACTAGAGGTAATATCAACATTATCTAGTCTCTTGTAATTTCCTGTACTTTCAAACACTACTCCAGTATTTGTTATTTCTTTAGACATGACCAATGTAGTCATATTATTAACAGTGATGATGTCTCCTGCCTGAATACCAAAGTCTTGATATAGTTCTACCCTCATCGGAATATAACTGTAGGCATGAACCTTGTTATAAATGTTCTGTATCTGAGTTTCATATACTGATACATCATCTACAAAGAATAATGGGTTATATACTAGTCTAAGAACATTATTTCCTGTACCGTATGAATAACCAGCATCATCATCTTCCATTCCAATCCATATCTTATCAATGACTGGAGCCGTATAATCAGCGTATTCTAACTTAGCATATTTAGTATTATCTAAAACGTAACTGTTAGCAGTAAATCCCTTTATTCTGATTCTTCCATTACTATCTGCATAAGCATATCCACCAGCTGCCTGAGCAATATAGTTAAGTATCTGTTTACCTGAAAGATTCTGAGAAACAAAGTTTTTCGTTATACTCATAGTGCTATTAGTGATTGTCCCATAAGAACTACAACCACAATAAGTACATAGAGAACTAAATAAGTTTTGTAGAGTGATTGGGAATGTTAATCCTTCCCACCATGAATCTATATTTATATCAAATTTTGAAAGGTTATCATAAGCAATAACTTTATAATTTGTCTTTGCCTTGACTACCTGAGTAACATTAAATAATCCAACGAGAGTATTCCCCCTGTAATAAGTACAGGAGGTACCTACAGCACTGGAATTTAATACATCTGTAACAAATGATATTTCAGCACTTGCTACAGTACCTATTGTTAAATCTTGTTCTGAGTTTACATTGTGATTATATGTAACCCCACCAAACAAATTGGAATCACCAATAGTGCGTGAGGGGTTAGTAAAAACCAGACTATTGCTCATTTACTAATCCCCCAATTCTATTGCACTAAAACTTAATCCTTGATATAAACCATTCATAATTACACCACTGTAACATTCAGCATTTGAATTAGAAGTGTATACATGAACGGTCTGTTCTGAGTTAGACCTAATATCCCAAAGGGTGATATTGTAGTCTTGACCTTGAACTAATGATAGGATAGCAGATGCCT